TTATTTTTTAACTCTAATGGCTTTCACTGCACTTTTAGCATTTCGGAAGGTTTTGCGGTGGTATTTGTTTACCTTGCAGTACTCTTCACAAACTTCAGCTGCACGAGTACATATTCTCAAATCCATGCCGTGCCTATCATGGTCATGTTGATGATCCTCATGCGCCCTGCGGACTCGCCATGTTAAAGCTAACCATTTCATGTTTCTGTAAAAACGAGGGTTAGTCTTACGGCATTCTTCCATGTATGGTTCAAATTCAGTATCTAGAAAAATCAAGGCTGAACCAAAAACCTTGTAAAGATAGCGATCATCGTAAATTTTGTGATTTACGGCGTTGGCACAGCGTTCCCATTCATTGAAAATAGTCTGTAACGCCTTAGCTTCAGGGGTTTTAGAATTCTCTTTTTTACCAAACTCAGCAATAGGACTACTTTCTCTATTCCTATAGATTTCAAGAACTTGCTCCCATGCAGAAAGAATTTTATCGTTGCGTTTATAAGCTGCTTCGAAATCTAACGAATTCTTTTCTCTGGAACTTTTACGTTGAGCCAAGATACCTGAAACTGCAATGATAGCTGCTAAAAGCGCCGCATAGAACGTTGGGTTTTTTTCCCAGACATTGATTGCTGCTAAAACAAAATGTTCCCACATACGATGCAACCCTTATAAGAATTTTCAGCTACATCATACATAAAAAAAAGAGGAGCAAAAGCTCCTCTTTTTATCAGACAAACAAGAGATGTCTATCAAACACCCCAGTTCTCTTCATCAATACGACGGAACAGTTTAGTCATGTTAGCTCTCCTGTGTTGCTTCATGGTTTTGCGTATTACGCAAAACTAAATTTGTTTAACCGCTTTGGTAGTGGGCGTAACCTAACATCAAACACGTTACTAATACAAGTTACTTTTTATCATAAGTAAGTAAACACTATCTGATTACTATCTATCTTAGTATGTACTTACTATTCAATCTACAAGGTATTCCCTATCTTAACTATAGACACCGTAACTAACTGATATGTTCAATTAATTTTTTAAAAACTGCTAGCGAGTACCATTTTTATCTCAAAATTCCAGTTAAAAATCAATCAATTTGAGCACCTGATGATGCGATGTGACTTTGTACAATAGAACCGATTAGATGAAATGATAGTAAGTACTAACATACGGGTAAAATATCAATATGTTAGGAACATTTTTCAGTAGTCGATCTTTCATCAAATATCCCAGAACCCGCACCAGTGGGCGCTTTGAGTTCCATACGCCTTTGATGCATTTAAATCTTCATATGCGATCATCAAACACATAAAAATAAAAATTAAATTACATATCAATTAGTTAACATGAAAGGCAACTGTTAAAGCCATCTTCAGAACTGAAAATTATTGAAATTCTTTTCAATCTTTTCAGTTTCCAATCTCCGCAAAGCCGCCAGTGCAGGCGCGGGCTGGTGATATGTTTTGAAGAAAAATCTAACTGAAAAATTTTTACGATTCAAAACCCGCAGGCGGGTGCGGTGTAGCGCCGTTTTCGTCATGGAAAGATTTATTTTGTCATGCTCAGGCGCAGCCAACGCAGCACTGTGCGCATGATCTATTTCAGGTAGCCCGTTGGGTTGTTTGGGCTTGTGGGTGCGGCAGGTTGTGTTCTGTGCGGCTGTATGATGGGTATAAAAAAACCCGCGTTATGCGGGCTTTCGTTTAGTGCTCTGGACTACTGGCCAATAACTGGCGAATACTTGCTATTAAGCTGTTCGGCCTTCTGGCTGGCGGCGCGTATGGCGGCGGCGTTCCCCGGCGCACCAGTATTGCTATGGGTGTGGCTGGCCGTTTGCTCTGCCAGCTGCTGCATCACATCCAGCGTATCCAGCATCAATTGCGCGATGTTCACGCTATCGGAACCAATCCAGACCACTGGCGCTATAATCTGCTGCTGTGCTGCAGCCACGCTTTTGCGAATGCTCCCTATTTGCTCCGTCAGACTACCAGCAACATTCACAACGTGATCACCCGCAATCTTCATTTCAGCGTTGCCACCGACATTGGCCAGCCAGTTTCCCTTCACTGCCTGGCTGTAATTGCCGGTACTGATTTGCACAATAGCACCAGCCATTAACGTGGCAGCGCCCAGAACAGTGGTCTTATCCGTCGCCTTGATAGTGGTATCACGACTTACCAGCTCGCGCACTTCCGTATCGGCTTTGATATTCCTGGCCATTGACGTTTCACTGATCGACTGATCAGTCTGGCGAACCCAGTCACCAGACTGCGTGACACGCTGCGAAACTTCCGCGCGCTGCTGCTGTAGCTGTTCACCAGGTTTAACATCGGGCAGGCTGTTACCCTCTGGCATCGTCTGGCGGATGAAAGGCTTATCTGCCCTGCCCCCGGTAAAACCGACTTCTACCAGAGTTCCTTCTGGTGGAAACTGGAACATGCCCGAATCATTACCGGCCATCGGCACTGGCAGCGGCACGGCGTTATAAACTGGCGTCTGCTTATCCGGGTTGCCGTCTGCGTCAAGCAGCTGCACGTTAACCGCATAGCGCGGGCGGAACGGATCGGCAAAGTTACCACTACTGACCGCTTCCGTTGGCGCCAGCACCCTGGCAAACTTCGGCAGATGTAAACCCGCAGCCAACTCCGGGTACTGACCTTCAATCTGACGCTGTAACGGGTTCTTCTGCAGCGGTTCCCCCGTATTTTTATTACGAGGCGTCCAGGTAACATCCATCGTGTCATTATTCAGCTGGATACGTGTTACACGCTCGCCGTTCATATCTACACCCGGCCGCAGACTCTGGATCACTGGCAGCGTCATGGTATGGCCACCGGCTGCACCTTGGCTGAATTCAGCAGGAATATCCACCGTTTTACCGGCAAACAATGACAGATCAGCACCACCAACGTATAAACCACCATCGGGTAGCTGGTACCAGATGTAATCTGTGATACCAAAGGCTTTGCCTAAATTGCTTAAAAGCTGATAACCACTGCCGCTGTGGGTGAAATGGGGGATCGGTGTATCTGAATATTCCGCATCCGGTACGCTTACCGTAATGCCGCTGTTCTCTTCCAGCCAACTGGCCACTTTGCGCAGTGTTGGGTGCTGAAACGAGCATGGCCACGATTTTTCAAAGACGCCGACCAGCTCACGAACAAACAAACGCTGAAAGCCATTTTCTGCAGGCTGTGAGCGCTCAACATAACCGGTAAACCAGCGCAGGATCAGATCGGTGTAACCAACATCAAGCCGCACCAGCTTCCCGGTATAGTCCTGCGTTGTCTGTGCCGTGATAAATCCACGGCCGCAGCTGTTCAGCTCCAGCACCAGTTTTGCATCTGCAAGATGCACTTCATCACTGGATAAATACAAACGTTTAACGGGTTTCATACTTACCCCAGTGCATTATTGACCGGCTTAAGCACTTTTCGCTCAAACCACGTCATTTTTTCTTCATCCTCGGCGGCATCCTGCCCGCCCCCTTTTCCCGATCCGCCAGCAGTCTGTTTTTTGACAGTAGTTTTACTGTCCGCCCTTGCTTCGCGCTTTTCCTGGACACTGATATGTTCAGTGAGCGTAAACGTGATCAGCCATGCCATTTTCCCATCCTGCTGGGGTGCATCCAGCGAACCGGTGAATGTTGCCTCACGAAAATTAACGGCTCTCGCCATTTCGTGAGCAACACGGTATTTCTGCCGCTGGCCGCTGCTATCGGTAGCTGTCGCCAGTTCAAAGATACGCTTAAGCACATCCGGTGATTTAAAGGGGATTTCTCCTGATACGCGCAGCTCTTTACCTTTCACGCCCTGCTCTGATTTCGTCGTAGCACTGGTCTGGCCGCTTTGGTCTTTATCCTGAAATTGCTGCGTCAACGTGACACGCATGTTTTTCAAAGGGATCGCTTCACCATTAAGCGCCAGAGTGATAATCGAGGTCATGAATCATTCCTTTTATCCCGTCGAGGTTATCCCCGACCAGCATTATGGCTGCAGTATGAACAGCAGACGGCAGCGGAATATCTTTAACTAATGCCAGTAGATTAGTGGCCAGATCGCCGCTGGCTGTAAATGCCCACACCTGTGCTGATTTTGCTTTAAGATCATCCAGACCACTGGCAATGTCCGCCTGCATCACAGAACGTAGCTGCATGAAATCATCAAGCTGCTTTTGCAAACCATCCATATCAACTAGCGCCGCCGCTTCTTCCTGCGCTTTTTTGACGGCAGCAGCAGCCAGGGCAGTTCGATTAGTGGGAACGGATAGTGGCATTGCCACCGGCAAGCCATTACCCAGACCTGCAGGGATCTGCATTTTATCGGTTGCCAGCTGCGCGGCGGATTGTGCCAGGCGTTTTACCTGTGTAAAGGATGGGGATGGAAAAACATCAACCAGCTGAGTAAGGCTATTCATAAAGCTTTCTTGCGACTGGCTGGCCACCATCAGGATCACTATGTCTGCAGCCCCCCCAATACCTGCCAATTTTTCGGCAAGGTATGCCAGGGCATTGGCAGGGCTAAGGTATGTTCCGTTCTTCGTCTGCTGCCCCAGACCATAAACCCACGGGTGCGCTGGGATAATTGAACAATTCACAGCAGACAATGAATCAGAAAACTCCAGACGCGCCTCACGCCACATCTTCGGGCACCTCTGGCCAGTCAATATCAGGAACATCTTCTGGCTTAACCCGCATCAGTAAAACGCTGTATTTCTCCCAGGCTTCAAGGGTGGATGTTTCTGCATCCGTAGCCATACCCAGTTTAACCACGCGCTCCAGAAGTTTAATTTTTGCCTCTGCAACCTCCATCAACTCGGCCTTAAGTGAGTCAGCCTTCATTACCAACTCACTATGGGTAGGCGGGAGAATATCAGCCCATGCAGGCAATCCATCATCCCCCGCTATGCGATATTTACCCTCTGGCGTGTCGCTGGCGGCAAACTCCTGATAAACGGCATTATCTACGACCACAATATCTGTCGGCCACGTTCCTGCGGCAATATATAAATTCTGCATAGATTCAGGATAAAAAGTATTAGTGGCAGCACTATATAAATAGTCAGACATAGAACCCCTTAATAACCAATTGCAAAAAACATAATCTTGTTTTCATTTCCATTCGCATCCCACTGGAACGATTTATTATCTTTCAGGCGCGTATGAACATTGTTTGTTGAACCTGTTAGGTCTGAAACATAGGCAGCAAGAGAACCAATCACCGCCAGACATGTTGAAGGAAACGCAATGGGGAATGTTTGCGACGTGGTGTTATTCCCTCTATTGGATGTTCCCCACTGGAAAATCATTCCTGTGCTGTTATCTTTAAACCAACCATTAGCGGCACGGCTTGCGGTGTTTTTAAGATTATAACGCGCATCAGATTCTGCCTTTGAATATGCACCTACGTCACCAGCTGTGGGTTTATTGCCAGTTGAATAGAGTGTTCCGGTTACTTTAGGGAAGCTCAGCATTAACTGATTGTCAGTAACATCTTTCTTCCTGAAGAGAAGGCGCACATTACTACCGGATGCTTCCAGGATAATATCCTTCCCAACAACATTATCTCCGGTGTCCGAATCCCTCAGAACTAAACCAGGATAGGATTTATCAATCCTGACGATACTATTAAAATTCACAACACCTTTGAATGTCCCGCCACCGGATGCACTTACGGCATCAACATCCGCAGCGGCAGGCTTATTAACCGTGTTGAACTCAACAACCCAACCAGCGGCTGCACTCGGGCCGGAAGTCCATTCCTGACGATAGGCTACCTCCCCATGATGGGCGTAATAATGCTGGAACCATGTATTACCTGTGACCCACACAAACATATACCCATATCCGTAAAGCTTCGACCCGTTCGGTTTTTTCGGAAAGTCTGAAACCGTCGACGTATCAGATACAGCAATCTGCCACCATCCGGTTTTGTCCGCTTCCGCCATTGTCATGCCGTTATTAATCGAACCACGAATCTTTCCCGGCACAGCCACAACATCATCAGCAGATAACGTGATATCGCCAGATAAGGGTTTGCTGTTAACTTTTCGTGTCGATGGCACACGCCCGTTAGCATTATCATTCGCTGCTTTGACGGCTTTAGGTGTGGCGGCCTGCGATTCAGAGTCACTATCTGTCGCACTTGAAAGCTGCACAAATCCCTTAGCATTTAACGTCCCGTCCGGATGATTGCGGGATTTTTCATGCTCTTTTAGTGACTGGTCACTTAGCCCACCTTTAGGGCGCAAATCTGTGATGTTCCCGTTGGCGTCGATACTGGCCAGTGCAAAAACGTAATGTTTCACACCGTTTTGCACATAGTCAGCAAGGCTGGCAGCTACAGTGACCCTGCTCTGCACTGTCCAGATACTGGTCAGTGCCCCCGTCCAACTGACATCCAGCCAGACTTTGACTGGCTTTGTGGTGACGGTAATATTCTGGTTCGCAGCCGCAACAGCCCGGAGTCCAGCAACATATCCCACGCCTTTGGTGACAAAATACTGATTACCGGTTTTACCAACCAGCCAGCCATCCCCCAGGAACGCCGCAGCACCGTAAATATCAATATTTTCAGCGCGCTGGCGTTCATCCATCCCCGCCATACGTGCAGTGAAGTCAATCTGCCAGGTTTCTGCCGGTGTATTAATGCCAGTTTCAGTCTGGGCGCCGTTGTACTCCATCAAAAAAGAACGGGTAAGCACATTGCCCTGCTGCCCTCCGCTGGTTTTCAGCTTCTGCTGTTCTGGCGCGTGTACAATCATGGCCAGGGTACCGGTGGCCTTATTAATCAGGCCAATCCAGTTAAATGAAAAATCCCCGACATCTGCACCCAGCACAACGGAATGCACCACGGCATTTTCATTGACTACGCCTTTTCGGCTTACCGCCTGACGATGAACAATTTGCCCGGCAGGGGGTAGCTTTTCGTTGCGGTCAATCGGCTGTGCCGGATCAAGGCCTGGAACATTCGCAAAAATAAATTCATCCAGCAGGACAACTTCCCCCGTCGCACCCTGCTGGGCTTTCCACTGTTCAAACGCCAGTGTGATGGCAGTCTGTGACATATCAGCTCCTTAAATACTCGCGCTAAAAGTTGCGCTGCTGGTTTCTACTTCGGCAATCTTTGCCGGATAAACAACATACTCACCCTGATCCCATCCAGCCCGAATAAGCAGATTTTCAGATGTGATCACTTCAAACTGGTAGCGTCGGCAGGTTCGTCCATACTGGCGGATAATCTGAATCATCAGCTGGGTGTTATCGGCAATCTGACTATCCGAAACGCGAACCAGAATCACATCCCAGTCAATTCCCGGCTGGCGCTCCAGTAATTCCACATAGCCAATTTCAAGCCGCGCAAAAATACTGACAAACCCTTCAACTGAACCGGCATCTGCGGCATTAACAAACGCATACGCCACACGTTTCCGAAACAGTCTCAAAGGCTCACCATCAAAGCGGGTAATATCCCTGTCATACGCAATCAGGTTCAGAATCGCCACACTGCAGGTCAGTGGATCAAGCTGTGCCAGCGGCCAGCTAATCCAGCCGAACACCTCAGCCCAGAACCGGCGCATTACTTTCAGCAGTTTCCACGGCTCACCTTTATTCATCCACGACGGCAACGCCATCCCGGCCAGCTTCTTCAAAAATTCAGCCATCAACCAGCTCCACGGTCAGAGCGTTCAGGCGCGGAACATTCAACCCACTGGTAATATCCCGCATGGAAAACTCAATGGAATCAGTCAGGGAAAAGGTCTTGTGTATCTCACGCGACAGCTGCGAAAAAGAGAACCGCGAATATGGCCATGTTTTTTTCACATCAAAATTAGCGTTTTCCCGGAAAGCACAGCGGATCAGATCTTCAATTCCGGCTTTAAGTGCCTTCGCATCTTCTTCCGTGATATTTTTAATACTCGGCACATAAACAGTAACGTCCAGATCATGGCGGGTTTCAGGCATCGCAAAACACTGCATATCGTCACCGTGGCCATGATGGCCTTGCGAATTGATATAATCGTTTACCGCGTCAATAAATGGTGCAGACGCCACGCCAGAATCCAGTAAAAGATACGCATTTGCTGTACCTGCCCCGCGTGGCGCATCGTGTTCAAAAAAAATACGGTCAATACTTAGCGCAGTAATCGCGGCAATCATCGCCCTGTAAACCGCATCAGTGTGGTAATTTCCGACCAGGTTAAACTGGTTACGACAGCGCTCACGTAATTCATCATCGCTTTCTTCATCTGCCCCCGGTGTTATCAGCCAGTTCTCTTCACTCATAACCTGGCTTATCCCATCCACCGCCACAGGCAAAATACGGTAGTACCCCGGCGCAAGGTTATAAGCACCTCCGGCCTCTGCCGCCTTTACAGGGATCAGTGCGCTAGCCGTTCCGGCTGGGATAACCACATCGGCAACAGTGGCCAGCACATAAACTTTGCCATTTATTCGCTCAGTCTGTACCAGTGTCCCGGCTTTAACCGTTGTCGCCGTTTTGCTATCTGTTTTGATAAACCGAATCATTCCCTCTGCGGCGCTGGCGGGTTTTACCGTGACATTTACCGCCCAGGCCAGTAATCGCAGCAGCGTACCGCCTGCCGTGGCAACAAACATATTTGTCAGCACCACTGACACCAGGGCATCTTTCAGCCACATAACCGGCGCTGTCACAATGGCAGTAATCAGGCGCCAGAAAGGCGACATTCGGGAGGTATTTGTTATCATCCCTTCATCGGCGGCAATGGCATTAAAACGGGCTTTAACCTCATTTTCCGTCACTGGCATTCCGCTGGTTTTCAACACTTCATTAAAATCTACCTGCGGCTTTTCCGTCATAAATCCACCTGATAAGAAATGCTGCCAAAATCATAAGTACTGGCCGTCACCCAGAGCCGTGCCAGACTCTCTTCACTGATTTCCACCGTTCCTGGAACAATGCGTTCATCACTTTCAACCAGCATTTCCAGCTGGGTAAAAATATCTGCTCGCATCGTCGGGCTTCTTTCCGCAATTAATCGTGTAATAAGTCCACTTTCCAGAATAGAATGAATAACATCCTGCCCAATACTTTTACGGTTATTACACAGTTCAGGTTCATTTCCCGCATTCAGGACAAAATCACCATTTTCGATTAGCAGATCGATATAAAGTAATTCACTCATTAATTAAGCTCCTGCCATTCCATCAACTGACCTGGTGTCATTGCCTCTTTCGTGTGGAAATGAACCTCCTGAATTTTTTTGCTATTGTCAGTTACTGATTTAGAGTTACTGCTGATAGTTTTATTTATTCCACCCTTATCCACATCTTTTAATTCACTCCCGGTAGAAAGTGTATTTGTGGTTAACGTAGATGAACTATCACTGGCCAGTGATATATCCACGCCGGGGATTTTATTGAGTTTCCCGACAATCCAGTCCCATGATTTGAGGAATCCACCTTTGATAGTTTTCCAGACATTATCAAACAGCGAAACAATCCCGGTGGCCATCCCGCTTAGCGTTTCTGACGCGGAAAAACCAGTAAGTAACGCGATAAAGCTATTCCAGCCATCGGTAATAGAATCCCAGGCTGTACTAAATATCCCCGCCAGCCACTTCACTACCTCGGCGGCAGCATTAAAAGCAGCGCTGTCCATTACGGCCGCTTTTATTGAATCCCAGTACTTAACCAGCAGATAACAGCCCACAGCCAGCGCCGCGATGGCAGCAATGACCAATAGAATTGGCCAGCTCATGAAGTTAATAGCCGCGCCGGTCAAAATGGCCTGCATACGCAACGCCATTAAAATCCCGCGTAACCCCCTCATTGCCGCGCCCCAGGCTAGCTTTGCTTTCGTGTTGAGCCACGTCCAGGCTGTATCAATTTTTGTGAGCGTTGTAATGGCTTTCCATAGGCCTTTCCAGCCCATCATGATGAACCTTGATACCCCGATCACAATGTTGGCCACTGCTCCAGCTGCCGCAAAACTTAGTAGCGACATCGCGGCATACCCAACCACCCTGGCGATATTAGGAAACATCTGCATCCAGCGTGAAAAGGTCTGTCCCATATCAGCCAGGCGGTTAAGAACCGGATATAGCACAGGGATCAGCGTCAATCCGATAACGGTCTTAATCGCCGTCAGAATGGCCACAAAGCGATCCCACGGCTTCACCATTTTGCTGGCCATTTCCTGTGTCCGCTTAAGACCATCGGCACCGCCCAGCTCCGTGATATTGCGTTGCAGCACGGCCACATTGCCGTAAAGATGCTTAATTACTGCCGAACTATCGCCAAACGCGGCATCAAGTTCCGCCTGCGCTTTCAGGTTCCCGTCCAGGCTTTTGCCGTATTTGCCCTGCAGCTTAATCAGCATTTCAGGCATCGACAGCATTTTGTCGGTGGAGTCCGTAAACGACAGCCCCAGCTTTTTAGCGCCATCGAGCGCGCCGGTCATGAAGCCTTCATAGGCGCTGCTGGCTTCCGTTCCCAGCGTCCTGTTTAGCTGCCCCAGCACGGCCAACTGCTCATCCAGCCCGACGCCGTAGTTAGTACCCACGCCGCGCGCGCCTTCCATCAAATCTTTGATAGTGGACATTTCCGCGCCAAAGGTCTTGCGCATGTACACCATCTTGCCCGCCAACTGTTCCGCAAACTGGACTTTGCCCAGGCGTTCCGCATCGGCGGAGAAATTACCAAACATCTGCCCCATAAATTCCGACGTTTCAGCGGCGGTAGATTTAAGGGCAAAGGCCAGGGTATTGGCGACTTTCGTCACCTTCGGCAGTTCTTTCCCTGTCAGGCCGGCAATGGAAGCATTAATGCTTTCGGTGGACTGAACAAACGCCACAGCACTGGCGCCGTAGGTTGTACTGAATGTCAGGGCATCACGTTGCACCGTTTTCAGCGCACTATCATCAATCCCTTTAGCCGATGCATCATTAAGCGCATCAAACATTTCGATAGCTGGCGACAGCGCGCCCTTGATAGCCATACCGACGCCGACCAGCGCCAGCACACCGCCGCCAATTTGCTTAAATGCCGCATTGGATTTTTCAGCAAAACCCGTGACATTACCCTGCACCTGTTTTAACGGACGCGATAATTTGTCAATCAGGCTTAATGTAAAATCTAACTGTTTCATTCAGTGCCTTTAAAAGCCGTGCTGATCCCGTTAGCAATAGCAATAGACATGTTTTCCCAGTGACGATTATCCAGCCAGATAGCGGCGGCTATATCATCAATGGAGTCATCACCCTGCGGTATATAATGGCGGCGTAAAATTAAATACTGTTCGAGTCCGTTATTTTCAATACTACGAACCCGCCGACTCAGTTTTTTACTTCGATCTCCAGCTCAGGTGCATAGATTTCATTTACTTTTCCGGTTAGTTGAAGCGCTGCGCCTGGCCGTTTTAAAATTTCCGCCAGTGCTTCTTTACTTTCAGTAGCAACAATACGAGTAAGGTAACTATGCGCAGGCGACACTTTATTATCCATCGCCATTTCATTAATAAATTTATTGTAAGCAGTCTGATTTGGTTCAAATACAATATCCACACCACAAACACACAGTTTAATTTTTTCCATTTAATAAACTCTCTCTTAAATTAATTTCATCGACTAGCTGGTTATGACGTGCAGCGCACTGCCCGTATATATCCAGATAAATAATTAACAGCTCTGCAGCGTCATGCCCTGTTGTACCAGTCAGGCGCGGCAGCTGCGCGGTGCATTTAGTTTTCAGGTTTTCCTGATAACGCACGTTCGGCGCTGGCGGCGGCGTCGTTGTACATGCTGATAAATTCATCAGACAGACAACGATTGGTAAATACCGGCTTAAGCACTTCGGTGCGTATTTCACGCGGTGGCGCATTTTTCAAAGCCTCCAGCTGGTCTTCCAGTTTTCGCCCCGATTCGCTGGCCACATCTGCCAGCTTTTTGCCGGTGGCAGTGGCAGTCTTGCTAATGGCCAGATCAATGCTGTCACGCTGCCAGGTTGCCGCCTTCCAGCCTCCGGCAAACGCCAGCACGCAAAGCACTACAGCGACCACGGCCACACGGTTCATCAGCGCACCCCGTCATGTTCCAGACTAAAGTGATTGCCGTCAGGGTTGGATTTAAAGCGCCCGCCCCAGCTGCCGCCGATAGATTCCCAATACTCGCCCAGCGGCCGGTAATCTTCGGTACGGGTCATGTACTGGCCATTAATGAACAGATTGAAGTCAACGGCCAGACGCCTGGTGTGCAGGCTATTTGAAATACCGCTGCCCTTTTTCGCATTTAGCGCTGCCTGTTCCGCCGTTCGGTAGGCTTCACCAAACGTCAGGCGATAGCCTTTTTCTTCCGCCCAATGGATCAGGTTGCCAATCATCACCGTAAACAGCTGCTGTTTTTCACCTAACGTCATTTTCACCACTCCCTTTCTTTCCTGCCGCCCTGCGGCGGAGATAAATTTCTACGGACTGATAACCGGCAATAGCCAGAATCGTACCTAAGCTGTTAACCGCCAAAGGGCTGGCATCAGGTATCTGGAACAGCACAGCGCCTGCAGCCGTCGAAACCAGACCACCGAGGATCAGACGACCAAAAAACAAACGCGGCGTAATAACATCATCGCTGGTCAATAACTTCCCGAGTGCGACCAGCAGGCCGATCGCGATAAGGGTGTAAAGACTCTTTTCATGCTCCTGCATCCCTGCCCCTTAACCGATCAGGTTTTCAGTGGCTTCCGCTTCCAGATACGGGACGCCGTTGATGTTTACGAATTTCGGACTGGTCACGAAATACTTAATTTTGTGCGTTGAAACGGCGCCACCCTTCGGATCGATATCCAACAGATTAGACAGCTGCAGCTTATTGCCGAACGTTTCCACCTTGATTTCCTCACTACCGGCTTTGGCGTAAAACAGAAAATCAACCGGCGCAATACCGCGCCACGAACCGGCCGCGCGGGCTTTTGCCGTCAGCACCTGCAGTACCTTAGTGCTTACTTCAATTTCCCCCTCTGCCGACACATCACCATCTGTATAACCATCTGGTACACCACGGGTCTGCGCGGCGGCGGTGTTATCGGTAATATCGAGAGAAATTTTCTCAATATGAATAAGATCGCCATCCAGATAACTGTCAAAGGACTGGCCGGAAATACGCTTGCTCATGCAGTAGCCTCCAGACTGGCATCCAGCATCAGATTAATAGTGATCTGCAGCGGCACTTCATACGTGCGCACCACAATGTAAATATCCACCGCCTTTTTGCTCTTCCAGACAATGGTCACATCCCCATCCTGCGGCGGCTTAACTTCGCCAGGGAAAGACACGCCGTTAATACTGGCGGCGGTTGACATTTCGCGCAGCGGCTTCATGAAATACGACTGATTGGCCGCAATGCTGCCCGGCGTACTGTTCAGCGAACGGTCAGCTATTTTTCCGATAGCCAGCAGACGGATACGGCGCGCAGCTTTATCCGCAATGCGCAGCGTCTCGATGGATTGATAATCCCCGCCCTCAACGTCCAGGGTGCGCCCGTCAGACCAATAAAAACCGTCATAGTCCGGGTACCACATCGGCACACTGAAACGCTGCATTTCCAGCGCCTGCAGCGTGGCCAGCTCCAGCACCTTTCCGGCACCATCCAGTGGTAACTCATTACTGCCCAGGCTTATCAGCGCCCCGGTTTTTACCCGTGCCGGACTATCGGCAATGGTCACAGCGCGATTACAAAGGCGACCAGCCAGCACGGCGGGATCGTTACCCCACAGACGCGGAACCAGCTGAACCGCCTTTTCTGCAATGCCATCCTGCAGCGTGGACATACGCACCAGGTAATCCGCCTGCGCTTCATCTTCCTGCATCCCCTGCGCTGCCAGGATGAACCATACCCAGCGGCCGTATTTCGCAATCAGCTCAGAACGCAGGGTAATGGCCTGATTAATTGGCGCCTTCGCTGTAATGTCATCGGACAACAATACCCCTTCAACAGAACAAGACACCTGCGCCGCTTTTACCGCGTCCACCCAGGCATCTGGCTCTGCATCAGCAGCCAATACATGAACGAATCCCCACCAGTTTTGACCGGCGTTAGCTAATGCGGCCATCACATCACTTTTTAGCTGACTATCACTTTCACCCAGGAGCGTGTCAAAATTGCTTTGGGTGTTCACTGCCAGCGTTTTACCTACATTTACAGCACCCGTTCCGATAAACAGCACACAGCGTTCAACTTCATTAGTCTCGCCCTGCAACTGGTTAATCTGGTTAACGCCAACATTTGGCCAGGTCATGATTTCCCCTTAATATCCTGCGCGTTCACGTTCCAGCCGTAGCCTATGGCTTGCAGCTGCCGCGCCAGCGCTTTGTTAAATTCATCATCTGACATACCCAAAAATACGCGAGCAGGCAGATCGATAGTCCAGCTGGTTTTCACCGTTTTACCGCTTAGTTTCCTGATCAGCAGCCCAGCCTGGTCATAAGGCATTGAGGCGGTTATTTCGCCCAGGGTTGGCTTTTTCCAGCGCTTCCCCCGACGCACCTTGTACCCCAGCGCGCGCAGTTTTTTGGCCTGCGCTGCCGTTGCCTGCTTTCCTGGCTGGCCTTTCTGCGACTGGCTGGCGCGATTTACACGCACATGCATCCCGTTTTGCTGGGCATAGCCCACGGTGCCAGCGGGTACGGGCTTTTCCCCGTTCCGATAACCGCCGCCCTGCAGGTAGATTCTTACTGCCTGCATTTCCGGCATTTCCCGGATGTGCAGCAGCTTCGGCATATTGCGCAGCATCTTCCCTTTGCGCTTTGTTTTACGCCCTGGCCACGCAGTGCCATCCGGCGCGGCCTGATTGCGCACATTTCGCTTTGCCGCTGCGATAACGCCATATTTGGCCATTCGCCACAGCAGACGCTGCCGCTTACGTGGTGGCAGCTCCATATCTGCCAGCGCCTTGCGCAGCTCAGCCAGCTGTTTTTTATTCAGCTCGCCGCCCGCAATCATTCCGGTTCACCGAGTGGCGCACCGGCCTGATCCACGGCAAACATATTGCCGGTGACTGCCGTCCAGATTTCAGTGCTGGCCAGTGACCAGCGCTTTCCTTCCCGTGGAATTGCGCCGTTTTTGTCCTCACGGATCACCAGCTCTTCCGCCATTGGCACAGTCAGCACAATAGTGGCTGTCTCTTCGTCCTCCACCGTTACGTCCCATTGCGGATCGGTTTCCGTTATCCCGACATCATCAAACAGGTCGCGATCGGCCTCATCCAGCCACACGGCCATCAGCGCCATCAGCAGCTGCGGCGCGCACAGCCGATAGGGGAAACGCTCCCAGCTCAGCACCGCGTCATAACGGATAACCGCCAGCCGATACTGTTCCAGCCCCAAATCCTTAGCAGCCGGTATGAACTCCATTTCATCCAGTACACTGTCAAAACGCTGCATTGCGCGCGCTGGTACGTTCTGCTTAAAAAAAGCGGTCAGACTTTCAAGCTGCGTTTGTGTCTCACTCATACCTTTTTCACCGTTGCCCGTTTAAGCCCTTTCATGCGACGGATCACCACCGAGGATTCCGCCAGCAGCCCTGCACGGGTTTCCGGGCTTTCCTGCCCTGGGTGACTATCACGCCGCCCCACCGTGGCAAACTCCCCCATCAAATCGGCCTTTCCACGGGCAAACACCGCTTTGGTGTACTGCGCACACAGGCCATTCAGCCCGGCCATTTTTACCCCTGGCACGTCAGCCGCCAGGGTGTAACCCTTCGCGCGCCAGCTGGCTTCAACGTTCTCCAGCTCGGCATTCACTTCCACGGCTGCGGCAAGCAGCGCCTGCGCTATAGTGGCGGCGGCAATATCAACCGGCAGTGACCGCTGTTCCTGAAAATCTTTGAGGTTCAGATCTGGCCAAAAGCCGTTATTCGTTAGCGGTTCATCCTGGTAATCCAGTGGCTTGCCACTAAACATAAAATCTCCCGAAAAAGGCGGGCTGGCCGGTTTCCACGGCGCAGATGCACGGTCTGTGCGCTGCCCTCCACCGCGCCCGCCTGGCTTGCGGTAGTCGTTAACCCTGCGTCAATTTGCGCAGACGTGCGGCAATAGTCTGCCGGGCGGTTTTCACGCCAATTCTGAAATAATGCTTTTCAGCGATAGCCAGCAGCTGATCGGCCTTTTCCAGTGTTTCAACATCATCCACGGCCGCTGGCGTTTTCTGACCATCTTCCCCGCGCAGCAGCTCCAGCCCGGCAAACTTGAACCATTTAGCTGTAACCTGCTCATGCAGGCGCCAGGTATTCGCCACGCGGTCAAAGGTACGTGAGAAATACGGTTCAATACTTTCCCCGCGCCCGGCAGACTCCTCCGCCCAGGCCAGCATCGTATCGGCCACAAACGTAGGGAAATTGCTGCGCAGCCGTTCCGGCGTGGCCTGCTGCTGACTGATTGCGATATCAGCCCAATCCAGCGCCTTTTCCAGCTCGCCTACGTCAAACAGCCAGATCACGCACCAGGCCAGTATCGGGTTGGCGTAGTTCTGCCCGCTGGCCAGATAGGCTTCCACGGTAGGCATCCAGCGCGGCAGCAACACATCACGCTTTAACACAACGCGATCGGCTATCACCGGCAGGCTTCTGGCCAGCGCCACATCTTTTTCAAGCGCAGCAAGCAGCACATGCATACTTTCGCGGCTGTCCACCGCCTGGCTGTTCGTCAGGCGACGTTCTGTAGCAATGCGCTGGCTGTGCCGTTGCGCGGGAGAAAGTGCCATTTATCAGCCCTCCGGTTGTTCGGTGACGGTGCCGATTGTTACCGCGTCTTCATCAATCGCGGCATACAGCTCCGGCTCTTCAACCGCATAGCCTTCGTTGCGCAGGTATTTGTTTTCGTACTGCTTACGGTCTTCAACAAATTCCGCTTTACGCTGGCGCGTGTTGCGCTGGGTGTAGATGTGCAGGTTACTCAGCGGTGTAACCACCATGCGTTTACCCGGCATGAACGGCGGGATAATTGCCTTACGGCCTGCAATGGTGCTTCCCAGCATCTGCGCCGCAATCTTCTCAGATGGACGGTCTGCAGCCTGATACAGTCGATACTGTTCCGCCGCCACCAGGTCAGCGCCAACCAGCACCACCAGGCGTGGGTCATTACGGAACTGTGCCGGGATTTTGGTGTTAATCAGATCGGATGCCATAGCATCAAGCCCGCGGTAGTCGCCTTTGTCGTCCAGCACAATCGGATCAGTGATAATCTGATTGCCACCGTTGAAAGCCTTCATACGGGCATGCCAGCCAATATTCACATCCTCGCCCATCGGGTTTGCAGTCGGATCAGTGGTCTTGGCCACGCTGGTACCGTTGAAACCGATGCGCAGCATATCCAGCGCAAACGCCTGATTAGAGAAGGTCTGAACCAGGTTAAAAAACTCGTTTTCTTCACGCCCGGCGTTAGCCCAAACAGAAAGCAAATCCCAGCGCAGCGCGGCGCAGCTGTCAGTTTCAACCAGCTTATAATCATTACCATCGACGCCCACACGACGCATAAAACGCCCGGACTCATTACGGCCGGTGTGCAGCGCAGAAGAACCCACGGAAATAACCTGGCCAGACAACTGATCCACATCGGCACAGGTAATCATGTTCAGGAACTCGACTGCCTCCAGCAACGCCATACGCAGACTAGTTTCCTGCGGATCGGTTAACGAGAAATAAAGGCTCGCATCCTCCTGGCCGTAACTTTCAGCCAGACCGGAGCAATATTGCTTCATCAGGCTTCGTGCACGTTGATTTAAAAACATAAAACTCCCTCGCTATAACGCGATAAATAAGTTAATCGTTACGGTGTTACGCGCGGCGAATTAGATATATTTGAAATTACCCGATTTACCCGGAATATTGCGCTTATTACCAACGGGCTTTTTATCCAGCGCACTAAAACGCTTAACGATTTCAGATGCATTATCACGAATAGCGGAAAACTCTTCGGTGTCCACCACTTCTGCAATAGTGCTTACATCGTCCGAAACGGAATTAAGCTGGGTTTCAATTTTACCCACGCGGCCTTCCAGCTCATTCAGAGCACTAGCCAGCGCCTGCAGTTTATCGTCATTCGCTGGCTCACCTTCCTGCTGCGATTCATCTTCAAACTTCGGCTTAATACCAAATAATTTCTGCCAGTTCTTCATCTTCTCTTCCTGTTTAATTTTGCCATCATGGGAAATTACACAACTGTAATACCCCCGTTTCGATAACTTTCGCCGCGTGCTAAAGCGCAGCCGTGTAGTGCCAACACTGGCGGGTGTATCAGTCACCGCCAGCCCCTTCAGGTAAGTGCGCCCGCTGCCGCGCCAGTTCTCTTCCGGTTCGATAGAGAAGAAAAGCAGCTGATCTTCATGATTGGCAAAAATCAGACGCATGTTAGGGCAAAGGCTTACATACAAACGCGCCAGCCCATCATCACCATCGTGCCAGGTGGCTTCCAGCACCTCACCCAAATTGCCGCAATCATCTTCATGCTCTGGCCAGATTAATGCGACGTAGTGGCTATAGTCGTAGGTTTCCCCCATATCAATAATCCACTGTCGCTTAATATCCCGCCCATCAACGGTATCCCCTTCGGTAGCAACACACAGCCAGTCAGTTTTTAAATGCGACACATATTTCCTCCCCTGTCGATTTACTGAATATCCTGCTGTGAATTGAATTATTGCGAATTAACCCCGGCAGCGCATTACGTTTTATTCTGTTCAGTTCGGTTATAAGCCTTTACCGAACAGTCACGAATTAACCCCGCCGTTTTTTATTTCTGGTCACGGCATAATTAAATCTATGGCTAAATACTCAGAAGAATTAAAAGGCGTTGCGCGCGCTCTTTACCTGCGCCGCTATACACCTAAAGAAATTGCATCAGAACTAAATCTGCCGAATACGCGGATCGTTTACTACTGGGCAGAAAAAAATGGCTGGGCTGATTTACTCAGTTATGAAAGCACAGAAGAGGCGATTGAACGCCGCTACCAGCTGCTGGCCAGCCGCGACAATAAAACCGATCTCGACTTAAAAGAAATGGATTTGCTGATTGCCCACGCTACTAAGCTGCGCGCACAGAGCAATAAGCATAAAGAGAAGATGGCCACCGGTCAGGGGAATGGGCAAGCAGCTGCGCCGCGCGATGGTGACGACGACGAACCGCGTAGCAAACGCAAATACAAGAAAAACGATATTTCATCACTCACCCAGGATGATTTCGACACCTGGGCAGACGAGCATCTTTTTGGTTATCAGAAGCACCTGCGCCAGAACATTGGCCAGGCGGTGCGCAATATCCTGAAAAGCCGCCAGATCGGAGCAACCTGGTACTTTGCATTTGAAGCGTTTGAAAATGCGGTCATGACCGGCGATCCGCAAATCTTCCTGTCAGCGTCAAAAGCACAGGCGGAGGTTTTCCGCTCATACATCGTCAACATTGCAGAGCAGTATTTCGGCATCACACTGACCGGCAACCCGATCCGCTTAAGCAACGGCGCAGAGCTGCGTTTTCTCTCCACCAACAAAAACACCGCACAGTCATACAGCGGCCATTTGTACTGTGATGAATATTTTTGGGTGCCGAACTTTGCGCGCCTGAACGAAGTGGCCAGCGCAATGGCCACACACGACAAATGGCGCACCACCTACTTTTCCACGCCTTCCGCCAAAACGCACCAGGCGTACCCGTTCTGGACGGGTGAAGAGTGGAAACAGGGCAGCAAGAAACGCAGCGCCATCAAATTCCCGCTATTCGATGAAATGCGCAACGGTGGCCGACTCTGCCCGGATGGCCAATGGCGCTACATCATCACGATGGAGGACGCGATAGCCGGTGGCTTCAACCTTGCCAACATTGAGAAGCTGCGGAACCGATACAACGAAACCACGTTCAACATGCTCTATATGTGCGTTTTCGTGGACAGCAAAGATTCTGTTTTCAGCTTTTCCGACCTGGAAGCCTGCGGCGTTGAAATTGAGACCTGGCAGGATCACGACCCGAACGCGGCGCGACCGTTCGGCAATCGGCCGGTATGGGGTGGCTTTGACCCGGCGCGCAGCGGTGATTTGTCCTGTTTCGTGATAATCGCCCCGCCTGAACTGGCCGTGGAGAAGTTTCGCGTACTGGCGGTATTCAACTGGAAGGGCATGAACTTCCGGTGGCAGGCAAAGCAGATTGAAACCCTGTTCAAAAAATACAACTTCACCTATCTCGGCGTGGACGTGACCGGCATCGGCCAGGGTGTTTTTGACAACATACAACATTTCGCCATGCGCGTGGCCGTTCCGATTCGCTACGACCTGAACACCAAAAACCAGCTGGTACTGAAAGCCGCCGATGTGGTCGAAAGCCAGCGTATTGAGTGGGATAAAAACCTGAAAGAGATCCCGGCCAGCTTTATGGCCATTCGTCGCACCACCACGCAAAGCGGCAATGCAATGACCTTTGTCGCAGACCGTAGCCCCGAAACTGGCCACGCGGAATCATTCTGGGCGATTACTCACGCCCTGCACAATGAACCGCTGAACTATGAAAACAAACCAAAATCCCGCTGGGGAGTGAAGAAGGCAGCATGAAGAAAAAGAAATTTGTGAAACACGGGCAGCGCGCCGAACAGTCAAAAAAAATGAGCATCATTTCTTTCGGAAAGCCAGAACCGATTCTGACCACCGGCACGGACTACCGTGATATCTGGTACGACAATGGCGCAGACCATTTCACCCTGCCGATTGACCGGCTGGCGCTGTCACAGCTGATTAACCTGAATGGCCAGCACGGGGGCATCATCCACGCCCGTAAAAATATGATTATGTCCGATTACCAGGGCGGCGGTCTGACTTATGACGAACTGGAAGCGGCAACATTCGACTTTTTAACCTTTGGCGACGTTGCGATCGCCAAAGTACGCAATGGCTGGGGTGATGTTATCGGGCTGGAAGCGCTGCCAGGCCTATACCTGCGCCGCCGCAAGGTACGCGATGAAGATCGCAACGTGCCGGGGGATTACGTGGTACTGCAGGAAGGTGAGCCACTGATTTACCCGGAAGAGGACATTATTTTTATCAAGATGTACGACCCGCAGCAGCACATTTATGGCCTGCCGGACTACATCGGCGGAGTACATTCCGCGCTACTGAACAGCGAGGCGGTCATTTTCCGCCGCCGCTACTATCACAACGGCGCACACACGGGCGGCATTCTGTATACACGCGACCCCAGCATGACAGATGAAATGGAAGAAGAGATTGAACAGCAGCTGCGAGACAGCAAAGGGATCGGGAATTTCTCCACCATCCTGGTGAACATTCCAGGTGGAGAAGGTGACGCTATCAAGTTCATCGAAATGGGGGATATTTCGGCAAAGGATGAATTTGCCAGCGTGAAGAACATCAGCGCGCAGGACATACTGAACGCCCACCGCTTCCCTGCCGGGCTGGCGGGTATTGTTCCGCAGAATACTGCCGGACTTGGCGACCCTGAAAAAGCAGAGCGGGTGTATAAAAAAAGTGAATCGCGTCCTATCCAGCGACGATTTGCGGCAGCGGTTAACTGCGATCCCGAAATTCCTGCTCGCCTGCATTTGAATTTCGCCGATGAATCAACTGATAAGGGTGCGGCATGAGGCAAAACAGGCTAAAATCCAGGCATAATTTGACGGCCGGAGAATGGAATATGCGCGTACTAAAAATTGAATGCCCGGAATGCGGCGCAAAGGCCATCATTCGTAAGACAAACCGGAAGCACCGGCAGATTGCTGATATTTACTGCGCCTGTTCAGATGTGGAGTGTGGGCATACCTTTGTTATGAATCTGACTTTCTCCCACACTCTCAGCCCCAGCGCTAAAACGGGTGATGCTCTGGTTCAGCAGCTGCTTAGCACGCTTTCACCGAACCAAAAGCAAATGGCGCTGGACTTACTTAAAGCCGCACCCGCCGCGTGAAACGCCCCCGCTCTGGGGGTTTTTTATTTCTACTCGCATTCCTTCAACAATCTCACCAATCCAAACCAGTGCGATCGTTTTTTCTTTTGTGTTGCAGTCGCTGGCATGGGCGATTTTTGCCAGTAGCTCAATACGCTCCAGCTGTGCTGTCGCCTCTAACATATCCATGAAGCCCTCACGAAAACGATATACTGTATAAATACACAGTATACATTAAAGCACTAAATGTAAATTGAAACATCCAAATTTTCCGGGATAACTATATACGGATCATATGATTATCGTTTTACTGCCATCCCGGCCACTGTTCATGCATCACATTGCCTTTCCGCTCCAGCAATTGGCCATTTCTATAAATCAGCGACGAACGGCCATACATTAGCCCGCTACCGCGCATCAAAATGGCTACTTCATCGTCAGTACCAACGTACCCACGTTTATTCAGTTCCAGTTTTAACCGCCTCCGGGTTCCGCCCTCCGTACAGTTATTGACAGAACTCCAAGGGTGATTAAGGTCAAGGTCAAAACCAGCCTCCGCTGCCGCTTCGGCCAACTTCGCAACCTTCTGCCACTTCACCAGGCGCGTACAAATCCCTGAATCTGGAATATGCGGTGAGTAAACACCCTGAACGCGCTGCACATCTTCTGCATACTCGTTACCCTGTTTTGTAATCTCATAAGCCAGGCGAACAGTCAGATCCTTACGCGCAACAAACGCCCCGCCCTGGCATTCGGTGTATGCGCGCCAGTCTCCAACATCAGCAGCGAACCGCACGTTATCCATATCTTCCGTTAGCAGAATCTGTTCTTCACCAGGAAGGCGGCGCAGCTCGCGCCAGACCGTTACCGGCGCGCCACCGATTTGCTGAAACTGGCGAATGTGCCAGCGGGATGCCCATGCCGTTACAGATTTGGCCATATCACGCAGGCTTTCCCCGGTTTCATCATCTGTTTCACCGTCCAGGGAAAACCCATCAATATTTTTGGAAATGTATTTCGCGATATAGCCAGTGGCCGAACCTTTTTCCGGATCGATAGGCTCAACGTGAAAACGCGCCTTAAGCGCGTGGGGTGTCTGTAACTCTTCTGAATCGGTGATTCTGGCGTAATAACAAAGAATATCGCGCACCACATCAACATCCTGCGGACGCATAAAAAGGAGCATGTGCCAGTGTGGGGTGCCGTCATGGTGAGGCTCTACAACCCGGAAGCCAAAGACATGAATATCTGCGCGGGAGATTGCTGCACGGGCTTTTGCCCATACGCCGCATAAATAGCGCTGGGTGTCCTGCGGGCTGCAGCCGCTCCACTGCGACACAAATCCGCCCTTGCTATGTACGGCATGGAAGCGTGAAGGCGCTGTGATGGTGTAGAACTCCCCCGCCAGCCCCTCTTCGTTTGCGATATCCTCAAACCCACGCATGCGAACCATTAGTTCACAGCGTCGGATCGCCGGATTGGCCACGCTGCCATGAACCATATCGGCCAGCGATATCCGATCGCCCTGGTCATTAATCAGGTCAAATTTCTTGAAAAACTCCGCATTACGTTTTTTCTGCTCTATCCACTCGCCCAGGGTGCTTCGGGAAACATACGCACTGGCCGCTTTCTGAACCTGGCCAACAGCGATCGCAAAATGTTCACGCTGAACATCGCGCGCGCGCTTTAAGCGCAGCCGCCACCACTCCGGGGCAATCATGCGCAAAATGCCAGATTCAGCCTTTTGCTGTTCCAGCAGACCTTTCGCCTCAAACTCTTTCCAGTACGGCGGCTGATTGTTCAGCATCAGAGAGCATTCACCCAAATTACGGTAAGCCTCCATAGTTCGTTGATACAGTTCTTTTTCATCATCCGTGCCAACAGGCAACCGGTCAGCAAATTCATACAGACATTCCGCCATCCAGCGCGATACCTGATCGGCCAGCTTTTTCAGGTCTGTACGATCAAGGGATGGCAAACGCCCCAGCGCTTTACCAAATGGAAGATCAGAAGCATCAGCGGCCAGACGATAACGAGCTGCCACTTTCCGCAGGCGTGGTAATACGTTCCCGCCGATAGTCTTGCGCAGGAACGTATTGGCACGACGACGGCCATCACGGCCAGCCAGTAGCTTTTCGTAGCGGGTGCCAAAATACCCGGCTAACCAGTCGGGTATCTCGTGAAGATATTGTGAGCGCCAGGCGTAATCCTGCGGGTTTTTAGCCCATAGACGGCGCTCTGTGATTGTTGCACCTGCAGGCGTACCCGGTGCGAATGTGTCACTCCGCCAACTATCGACGGCATGACTATTTTCATTAACGGCCAGCGTCATACGCCAGCCTTTAAAATAAGTTCAGCGGCAGTTTTCACGCTATTCGCGGCAGCGCCAACACTACGCGGCGCACTTATGCTTACGGCCTCAAAATCAGCATAAAGAGAACGCACAGTATCCAGATTACTGTTTGAAGCGATAACGCTAATTCCTTTCCCCGCCAGGCGGCGGAGTTTACGCGCTAAGCGGCCTTGATCCATATGGTTAAAACCGCGCTCGTGGTAGGCGGTAAAGTTCCCGGATTCGGTCAAATAAGGTGGATCGCAATAAACCACATCGAACCCATCCCGAACCATATCAAGCGTTACGGAATAATTTGCGCATACGAAAGTGGCGCGTTTTGCCTTTTCAGCAAACGCTTTTATTTCATCCTCAGGAAAGTAAGGTTTTTTGTATCTGCCATAAGGCACATTGAAACGGCCTGATTTGTTGTAGCGGCACAGGCCGTTAAAACCGTGACGGTTCAGGAAAAGGAACAGCGCCGGGCGCCATTCCTGATCGGTGTCATGATTGAAAGAATCACGGCTATCGTAATAGCCATCCTCAGTATTAAACGTTTCAAACAGGTGCTTTGCACGGTCAATTAATTCAAGCGGCGCTGCAGCTGCAGCACGATAAAACCCGATTAAATCCGGGTTAACGTCTGCAATCAGGTATTCGTCATAATCAGTATTCATCATGACTGAACAGGAACCGGCAAACGGCTCAATCAGGCGCTTGCCTTCCGGCAAATGTGGCAATAGCTGTGGCATAAGGCGGGCTTTGCTGCCCACCCATTTCAGCGGGGTTTTAACGGCCATTCTTAGCCTCCGCCAGCATCTGCGCAAAACCGCCAGTTTCGTAAATGTATATGGCAACGTCAAAAAGAGACATTGCGTTAATCGACAAAACAACCCAGCTATCTAAACCGGTCACTACCTCCCCCACCGGCAGTACATGAGTGATTACCGCTGACCACTCTCTACCGGTATATTTGCCGTGCTTCCACTCCTTCAATGAAAGAACATCACCGACTTTATAGTTACGGTCATTTTTGCGCAGCTCGGCTTTCTTCTGACCCGCTACAACCGCGTTAAGGTATTTAGGGGCAATCTTTATGGTGTGAATCTTAATGGTCATGTTCAGTGTCCTCCCCTTTAATTTCAGCATTGCGGCGGTCACGCAATTCAACTAACCCGGCCAACGTGCGCTTAAGATTCCCGTGAGCTTCCAAACCCCAAATCAGGCGATTCAGCTCAACGTCTGTCAGGCGTTCATTCAGCTCCATGCCGCGCCGCCTTTACTGCAGATAGCTGCAGCCTCTTCGCGGATCAGTTCAATAATTTCTACGGCGCTCAAACCTTCAACTGCGGCATGAGTAGCCAGCTTGTCCAGACGGGTAGAACACAGATCAGCCGCTGCAACCTTACCTTCCTGCGTGGCCTTGATAAGAATGGCCATCAGCTCGATACCTGATTGCGTTGCTGGTAAATCCTGACGAGTCATGTGCATTTTGGTTTCCTCAAGGCAAAAGAATCCCCGGCCATCTAAACGATGGCCAAAAATTCAGGCTGTTAATTAGTGAAGAAAGACTGTTTTTGTTACGGCGGTGTAGTTCGGTGCCGGTATGCGGTGCAATTCAAACGTATTACGCCACCACTCCTGGATCAGCGCCTTAATTTCCCCGGCACCCAGCGCGCCAGCTGTATAGAAAATCGCGCGGATTCCGGCAACAGCTTCAATCTGTGATTCTTTGCTTTCGGCCTCGCGGTAAACGCAGCACCAGAAAGCAGCGTTAAGCGCAAGCCAATGGCGCTGATTAGTAAGATGCTCGGTATCGTTAAAAAAGAATGGATGCAGACTTATCCGACCATTTGCGACGATACTCTTATCAAAAAACGCCTCCTCGTATTCGAACGGAACACGCCACGCAGATAGCTCTTTTGCCAAAATCTTGCGATCAACTGAAATAATGCTCATTCCTGAACTCCCTGCTGTTTTGCCAGCATGTTTAATACTGCGTTTGGCGCAACAACCATTTGCACCTCGCTGGTATGGATTGGATTACACTTCTGGCGCGGCTCTTGCCGTGCAGCTGTGCGACGGGAAAAATCGCTATCACGCAGCGAACCGAAACCCTCAAACGTGGCGCGCGCATGGGAAATACCCTGGCGCAGCTGAATCATTGCCCGATAGTCGAGGCGTTCGAACAATTCACGCCAGCTGCAGCGGCTTAATGCTGCTTTGAACACATCCGAACCAGAGTTAACCCCAGCAGCGTGAAGCACTACGCCACGCCATTCAGGTGTTAACTTGTCCCACCAATCCGCCGCTGCGCTGCTGTTACTGAAATACTTACGCTTAATACGCGCCAGCTGCGCCAGGTTCTTTTCCTGCTGTGTCTGGTTAACGGCCATTACGCCCCCTCGCCAGAATCACGGCGACGGATGAAACAAAACGCAGGATACGGCCAGCTTTCTGCGGCCGGTGAGCATCAGAGTTAAATTTGTAGGCGTGGCCAGGATTCCAGCGCTGCCCGTTCGGCAGCTCCAGCCAACCAGTGGAACCGCTGGCCAGCTGCGGCGGCGGTGACTGTCGTTTGAGGTAAGTAACAAACGGTTTAATGTTCATGGCGATCCCTCACATCAAGCCAGCTGCGCCGCTAGTCACAACATCGACAGCAGCGGCCAAAACTGGCGCGGATTGGAAACGGCTTTCGACGGCATACGCCAGCACGGAAAGGCTGCGAATAGCGTCACGGGCGCGATCAAGGATTTGGTTCTTACGTTCGGCGGTCATGCGTTCTTCTGATACCGCTTGCCCAGCAATCGCGCCAATATCGGCGGTAGCGCTCAAGGCGCACAGCTGCATGTTTCCCGGCGTTGCGTTGTTCACTGGTACTGATGGCAGACAGTTAATCTGGCTCAGCAGACCATCAAGCAAACGCGCATCTTCGGTGCAATCCGTGATGGCCAGGAGCTCGTCGCAAGTCAGGCGATGCGGCTGAACCGGATTCAACTTATTGCGCAGAATTTGCGGACGAATACCAACAGCAGCGGCCACATCTTCAAGATTGTGTGCCAGCGCAAACGCTCGGCAAGCTGCATCAAAGTGAGCATGTTTGGAAGTTTCATAATCAAACATTGTTAGCCCCGCTCTAATCCGTAGGATGAATTACGCGTTAAGCGCAATATTGCATTCGCTTAATGCCTGGACTGTCAGGGCGGCCATGTTGATTTCAACACGTGCGCGAGGCTTATCCCCCTTACCACGAATAGGCAAGCGCCCATCGCGAACCATGTCACGGGCCGTGCCCATAGGCGTTCCAGTGATGCGACAATACTCATCAATAGGCAGGTAGGGTGTGGGGATGGTGATTGTAATGTTAGGACGCATAAGGCAAACTCCTTTGTTCAGTTGAGCGCGGTAACGCTCATTGACATTCGATATAACCTATACAACGAACCGGAGACTAACTCGATAAAAGCGAGTTTGCAAGCGCCATGACCCAACAAAAACGAAAAACAACGCTACCTACAAATAGCGCTGAAGTTCTGGATCGCGTGTGTGAAGCATATGGTTTCACTACATCATTACAGTTGGCAGATTATTTGGACATTGCCTCTAGCAGCATGTCAGCCCGCAGAACACGTGGAGTTTTCCCCGCAGACATCGTTGTAAAATGCGCTCTTGAAACAGGATTTAACCTGGAGTGGCTTGCCACGGGCGTAGGTAAAAAATGCGAAAACGACACGCTAGACATAATGAAGTTCACTAGAAAAAAACTAGTTGACGGACAACTCTATGATTCTGGCTATGTGATGTTTGATAAAGTCCTTTTCCGGGCTGGTACTCCGTTACCCGAAAACCCGCTGTGTATTCAAGACGACAAAACTCAATACATCCTCGATCAAACATTCGCTGAGGTTTTTGATGGTGAGTGGCTAGTCAATGTTGAGGGCAAAATTAGCATCAGAACGTTAACTCGCATCCCAATTAAGAAAGTGCGTGTCAGTGGTGTGGGCATGGCCTTTGATTGTGCGCTTGAAGATATTGACGTTATTGGCCGCGTTGTAATGACTATCACCAATTCATAATGAGCATCAGAAAGCAGCCAGACAGCAAGTGGTTACTGGATTTTTACCCTGAAGGTAAACCAAAAGGGAAACCAGCAAAACGTATTCGCAAAACCTTCTCCACGAAAGGCGAAGCGCAGGCTTACGAAAACCACATCATGGAGAACATCCATGTGAAACCGTGGCTCGATGGCAAAGAAGACCGTCGTAAACTTCGCGACCTTGTTCAGCAGTGGTTTGATGAACACGGCGTAACACTGGATGATGGCGAAAAACGGAAAGGAGCGATGGAATTTGCATGTGAAAGCATGGGCGAACCAACTGCACATGAATTTAGTGCAACTATGTTTTCCACCTATAGAAAAAAAAGGCTCTCGGGCGAAATCGTTCGTACAGCACGAGTAAAACAAGTTTCCCCGCGCACAATGAATCTTGAATTGGCGTATTTCAGGGCAGTGTTCAACGAGCTGAAACGCCTGGGTCACTGGAAACTTGATAATCCCCTTCTCGATCTCAGACCATTCAAATCAGAAGAGGCGGAGTTAACTTATCTTGAAGACGATGAAATTACCCGCTTGCTGGAAGAGTGCCGAAAAAGCAGAAACGAAAGCACATTTTGGGTGGCCTGCACATGCCTGGCAACTGGTGCGCGTTGGGATGAAGCAGAATCACTTACCACAAAGCAAATCCGAAACCTAAAAGTTAGTTTTTTTAAAACGAAAGGGAATCGTAATAGAACAGTACCTATCAGCAAGGAATTTTTTGATTCACTGCCGAAACCAGAAAAAGCAGGACGTATCTTTCAACCATGTTATTCAGCGTTCCGAAAAGCTGTTGAACGTGCAGAGTTGAATCTACCTGCAGGACAACTGTCCCATGTGCTAAGACACACTTTTGCCTCACATTTCATGATGAACGGAGGGAATATACTCGTGCTTCAACGTATTCTGGGGCACACTGATATTAAAATGACTATGCGCTATGCTCATTTCGCACCAAATCACTTAGAAGATGCAACAAAACTGAATCCATTAAGAAACTTAGAAAACTTAAAAATTGACTAAGAGAGGGCTAATATGGCCATATTTGTTAATGAAAGTGAAATGCAAGCCTGGATGGAAGACCAGCTCAAAGATGTCGAAGGGCTCAGCGAATTAATAATAAACACAGAAGAAGTAGATGATTTCATCCCCAGCAACACTCCAGAGCAAAAAATAAAAGATAGCTTTACCTCATGTATCAGCGGCCTTTATCTGACAGAAGTAATATCAAAAAATGAAAATATATCAAATAAAAAAGGCGACATCCTAAAGCCAGATTTGCTTGCTTACTCACCTGAAAAAGAAGCGATAGTAATTATTGAGCTTAAAAATTTCGCAGGTACTACCCGAGAAGCAGGAACGGAAATATCAGCTTACTCAGCAGAAATTAAATCATCATTAGAATGCCTATCTGATGGTGACATCATAAGTGTGATTGTCTCACCATCTTGGCCGACATTAATAAAGCATCATCTATATAACTCGATAGTTTGGCAAAATAAAAACGTTCTTTGTCTTGAGCCTGTAATTCATGAAGGAAAAATATCACTCAAAGTAATTGATATAAAACTGCTAGTTCAGGGTTCCTCGGCCGAAAAGTTCAGCGATCAACAACTTGCTGGCTATACAATTTGTTTATATGACGACACTCAGCAAAGTAACAATCCACAACCAACCGAACTACATAAGCATCTTAATCTTATGATGGCAAGTGTAGACAACATCTCAACAAAAGGGGAGAAAATAAACAGCCACGGATTTGCATTTTTGAGCAAGGAGATAATTGGGTATGGTTTGTCACCATATTTTATTCATGTCATAAACGTTGCTCCATTCAAGTGTTTAGAAAGGATAATGCACTCATCAGAAATCTCGCATTACAATGACCTCCCAAGCATTACAAAAAAATACGTGGATATTTACATGGAGTATTCGCCTTATGGATATGGAGCTTGTTTAAATAATCTTCTAAACTCATCCTTTACTTTCCTAGAACATGTATGCAGTCCAAGAGTTGAAGGACTAACAACCTGGGATAGAATAAATGCAGAGCTTGAATCAAATTGGGAACCACTATATTTCACTTCATGGGGAATATTTAAGGACCTCACAGTCAGCAAATTAAATGAAGAATATAAAAACGGAAACACTCATTTAAATCTAAACTCTGTCGAGTTAGGCCTAAATGTAGTTCGAGAAGCAATAGATTTCGATCATCAATACATTGAACTACAAGCCTTGCATGAGAGTTTTTTCCCGGAAGGATATCTGGATAACTAGACGCTATTCTCTGGAATGCTAGCAAAGTAGTTCGCTGAGGAAAGGTGCCCCCTTTTTGTCCCCTCAGAACTCAAAACCTCATTAAAGTTAGATAACATTCGTTTTCTAACTTTATGATTTCATTGCAACTCATTGATTTTATTAGCTGGTACATCGTTCTCATAATCGCTTGGTCGCTGGTTCAAACCCAGCAGGGGCCACCAAATTTTCGCTTCAAAATCATGTAATTAAGCCACTCCTGCGAGTGGTTTTTTTGCTTTTAAAATACCAAGTGTCGCAAAAACGTCGCACTGTTTTTTTGTGGCATCGCATCATGACTAACTCCCCAATTTTATGACAATAAAAAACCCGCTCAGTGGCGGGTTCGTTTTATAGCCAAGGCAATGAGTTTTGCCCACTTGATGACGGGTGCGGCGGCGCTGGAAGGACAATCCCGGGAGTAACAATATAGCGCTCCACCGATTCCATTGTCACAAATGTGCAACTGCAATTAATATTAGTGCACTGGTGATAACGCTCTTTCGTATTTTCGCTTAGATAACGACTGGTGCGCGCATGCGCCGCGTGCTGACATTTCGGACAATGGAACATGATGCACCTCTAGAATCTCAAAAAGAGAAAAAATCACACTCCAAAATTCGCAATTTGCGAAGTCATTACTCTCTCTCCTCTTCATACTCCACTCCGGAAAGCATAACCTCAAGCTCTACAGCCGTCGTGAAGCCATTCCATCACCGCCGCCACAGGAGGTATGGCCGATTCATCGGCGGGCGTAATTACAAGGCGCTCAACGTTGAAGTTTGCGCCGATGACGTCAAGGTCGTTATTTTCGGCATAGGCCAGCGTGACCGCTTTAGCGGCATTGTTCACCCGCTGACGCCAGATGACCTCGCGATAGGCGTTTTCTTCCAGGTACTTTGTCACCGGCTCAGACTCAAGGGCGAGCGTCCGGGCGATGGCCTCTTGCTGGTCTTCAGGATACAGAGAGACAAACGTCACTTTGCGCTCAGCAAGGATGGTTTCAAAATCCAGCGTTTCCACAACGTCAGGCGCGGGGAGCTGGCTCAGGTCGATGGTTGCCATAAATTCAACTCACAGGAATGGTTAGAGAAAGGGGCTGGCCGGTGTCTTTTGTCTCGCCGTGCAGCTCGACAATCATCTGACCATTAAACTGACGCTCAACCGTCAGCGAGCTGATACTGATGCGCGGCTCCCACTTCAGCAGCGCCATATAACAGGCACACATGATTTGCAGCTTCAGCGCGTCGGTCTGCGGCATATCAATCAGGGAGAACAGCAGCGAGCCATAATCGCGGCGCATCACGCGCGAGCCGACCGGTGTGCGCAGGATATCGCCACAGCTCTGACGGATGTGGTCGGCGTCGGTAATGGTGCGCCCGGTCTCGCGGTTCATGCCGGTGTAGCGTGTTGTCATAGTGGTGTCCCGGTTTCACCGCCGCTGTCGCCGGGGTGTTTATGCAGATGCAGCACTTTTCCGTTTGAAGAGAGCGAGCCGCCGGTGTGCTTGATATCGCCTTTCATCTCCCCGCCCTTAGTCACCTCAAGAGTGCCGGTTTTCAGCTTGTTAGTGCAGACCACTTCAGGGGTATCAAGGGTGATGCGGGTCTCGGCTTTAACCGTCACAACCGGTACCGTGACGGTGATGGAATCCGACGCCGACACATCGGCGGTTTTAATACCGCTCACGGTCAGCGCGCCGGTCTCCGGCTCGTACTCGATAACCGCCCCATCAGGAAAGGTGATGTGAAATGCATCGGCCGACGCCGACGGCGCGGGGTGGTCGTCAGAGAAAATACCGGGCAGCACAAAGGCGGTATCGAGCTCGCCGCCAACGGCCAGCAGTAAGACCTGCTCGCCCACTGATGGAGCCCACCACGAACGAGAACGACCGGCGCGGGTGGTCAGACACTGAAGCCAGTCGGTAACGATGCCGCCGGTCTGCACACGACAGCGCCCGCCATCAAGGTCAACCTCGACGATAACACCAGTGCGGATTAGATTGCGCAACAACCGCGCGAGATCTTGGATTTTCGTTAATATATTCATGAGAAAAAGAATGCAGCTACCAGCGATGGATTACAAACCTATTCATATGTATGAAAGTCAGTACAACAAGGCATGAATATTCTTGGAGGATAGAGTAGTATTTACAATGTCTTAAAGATCATACCTAGGATAATTAAAAATAAACATGAAGGAGATGAATAATGGTGATATCTAATGAATTCAAAGAGAAAATTACTTTGTTACTTCGCGAGTTTCTTCAAACCGACATCTTTTTTAGAAACAATCACCAGCTTTATCTGGCAGAAATACAAAAAGCCAATTTAATTCTTACAACCATTAATGCGCCCAGGCACCTTACTGTAATAATGGAAGAGAAAAGAAAAAGAGGGGTGCATTGCTTTTACCAACTTCATTACTCCGAACGTTCCTATAAATTAATGACAGCAATCTTGGATGTAGTACAAAAATCAAATAATATCCCCTGTATTCCATTTGAGTTGAAATCACTAATGGAAGAGACCCTGTATGAATATTTGAACAACGACCTAGATAGATTCATTGATATCAATGATGAGCATGGAGATCAGTGGGCATTCCTTTTTGATGAAGTCAAGAACATACTTAACAAAAAAAATTCATTTTTTAAAAAAATATTTCAATACATACATTTAGATTCCCGATAACAATTTTTAATCTTGATGAAGCTATTGATCTGAGCGCTAACATTCGCCTCGTCCCGATCGAGAATTTAGATGACGTAGCTGATGAATTATCGCTTTCAAAAAAACAAGACTTTATGATGTTAACTACTGGCTTGAAATTAAAGTGAAGATGAAATGCACCGAGTTATTTGCTTATGGTCTAGCAGAAAAAGCTCGAGATGCAACTTTGAATATAATTAGATTATTTGGTTCAACTCAATCCGTCAATGCAATACCATTGCTTTCCTTTGGTGAAGCTCGCAGACATAGATTTGATTTTCACTTGCATTCCGATAATATAAATAAATTCACTAAATCCACAAGATATAGTTTCGCTATTGAGCACTCTAGATCAAAGGAGTTTTGGAGCAACTTTTTAATTGGTAAAGAACTTGCAGGTAATATTATTAACCTATCTATGAAAATACCAGAAATGATCCTTTCAAAATCCACACCAAAAACAAGAGTGATTGAACGCCTTGAACGCGCTCTAATGTGGTATGGCGAGGCAGTAATTGAAAGAGATATCCAGCAGAAAATACAAAAACTAGTTATTTCTATAGAGGCAATAGTTATTTTTAAAGATGGAAATATAACAGATACATTCTGCAAAAGGGTATCAAATTTAAATATCACTCATTTAGGGGTTGATAATGCTATTGGTAAGCAGGCATTAGAGCTTTATACTGCCCGATCAAACATAATTCATGGCTCATCAACAACTGAGAACGTAAGTTTTAACGTGGTAGAATTTTGCGGAAAGACTTTGATTCGAGCTATTTATTACTTTTCATTATTTGGATTCGATGAGGTTGATTACAACAGGAAATTATCAAGATTCTTGGATGACCTCCCTAAAAATGCTTTATTATAACTCAATTAAAGCTAGTGGTTAAAAACATGCCATCATTAGGTATGATGGCATATTAACAATAAACGATTTAAACCTCATATTTACAGCTCAATTTCTATTACCTTGCACTTGAGAAAGGAGCTGAGCCAATGATGGAAAATGCCTTCTAAGTTTTTCCAATTCTTGATTGGAAAACCTAATGTCTGGTAATGGATCGGTATAATCATCATTCCATTCAATAAACTTATGAATGGCGTAAATTGATGGTTCTGCAATAGGTTCACGATCATGGGGAGTCCAAATTTTAAATTTACCAACCCCATCACAATAGTAATCCCACACAAAATCCTTAATTATATTTCGAAGTTTGGACTTCCAAAATTCTTGTTCCTCAAGAAATGACTCCTTATGTGAATCCATTATTATTTTATTACCTAATCGATTGGCAATACCAATGAATCTAGCTGCTGTAAGCCATGTCATTCTATCATTTGGGGGGGCTTTCTCTCCGATTTTAGGTTCAAGAACTTCATAGGCACGCTTCAGATACTCTTTGCCATCTTTAAAATAATCCTCGGACATATGACGCCTGAGGTTATATATTAGAGTTGTAAGCGTTGCTGTTGCTGCCAGAAGAGCAACGAAACTGACATAGTGGTCTCCCTCAGCATTCATGAATAGTCGAGCTAAGAAAAAAATAAAAAAAGTAAAGCAAAGAACACAAAAAATATAAAAAACAATATTTATAAATGAAAAAGGCCTAAGCCAGATTATTATTTTTTTAAGCTTGCAAAAAAAAACGCCATGAATAAAACCAGTTAACATACTCCCAAATAGTTCACGCACGTTATTATCTCACCTTGTTAAATCCCCAATGATCACATCGGTAATCATGTCACAATCTTTACTATTAATACCTAATAAAATTCTTGATGGATATATTACTTCGGCTCTATCAGGCCCAGGCTTATCCTTCAGGCCGTACTGATGCACATTCACCATCCGTTGCACCTTGCCGGTAAATTCCACGACCGCCGCGTCATTTCCCGCCGTGGCTTTCATAAAGCGACTGGTGCGGAGCTTTGCGAACATTTCCCGCTTAACCCGGCCTTTTTTCGCTTTCACCGGCGACCCGATTGTTCTCGGCAATAACGGTGCCGAGCTGATGTTTCTCGGTACCAACGCCAATACGGCACAGAGTCACAACGGCGACCTGTATGTCGATGAAATATTCTGGATCCCCAACTTCCAGAAGCTGAAGCGCGTCGCCGGTGGCATGTCGTCACAGGAGCATTTACGCACGACCTATTTTTCGACCCCCTCATCGCTGGCACACGGTGCCTATCAATTCTGGTCTGGCGAACAGTTCAACAAGGGACGCACAGACAAGAGCGAGCGTGTCGATATCGATATCAGTCACGCCGCACTCGCGAAGGGCGTCGCTTGCCCGGACGGCCAGTGGCGGCAGATTGTCACCATCGAGGACGCACTCGCCAAAGGGTGCACCCTGTTTAACATCGATACGCTGAAGCGCGAGAACAGCGTCGAAGAGTTCCGCAACCTGTTTATGTGCGAGTTCGTCGACGATAAAGCGTCGGTCTTCCCGTTCGAAGAGCTCCAGCGCTGCATGGTCGACAGCCTCGAAAAATGGGAGGACTACCAGCCATTCGCCGACCGGCCATTCGGTCACCGTCCGGTATGGATTGGCTACGACCCGTCATTACAGGGCGACAGTGCCGGTTGTGTTGTCATCGCGCCGCCGGTCGTTGCCGGTGGCAAATTCCGCATCCTCGAGCGCCACCAGTGGAAAGGGATGGACTTTGCTCAGCAGGCCGAATCCATCCGCGAGCTCACGCAGAAATATACCGTCGAGTATATCGGCATCGATGCGACCGGGCTCGGTCAGGGCGTCTTCCAGCTGGTGCGCTCGTTCTACCCGGCAGCGCGTGAAATCCGCTACACGCCGGAAATGAAAACCTCAATGGTGCTCAAAGCCAAAGACACCATTCGTCGCGGGTGCCTCGAGTACGACGTCAGCGCGACCGACCCCACGCAGTCGTTTATGTCGATTCGTAAAACCATGACCAGCAGCGGCCGCAGCTCGACCTATGAGGCCAGCCGCACCGAGGAAGCCAGTCACGCCGACCTCGCGTGGGCAACCATGCACGTATTAATCAATGAGCCCCTGACCGCCGCAACCGGTGAGCAGTCATCCAGTATTATGGAGTGGAACTAATGAGCAGGAAAAATAACAAACGCCAGCAGCCGCGCACCCAAAACCAAACCGCCGCCCCGGCACAGAGCATGGAGGCGTTCACCTTTGGCGAGCCGACGCCAGTGCTCGACCGCCGCGATATTCTCGATTATGTGGAATGCATCGACAACGGTCAGTGGTACGAGCCGCCGGTGAGTTTCTCCGGGCTGGCGAAGAGTATGCGCGCCGCCGTTCACCACAGCTCGCCGATTTACGTTAAGCGTAATATTCTGGTGTCGACCTACATTCCTCACCCGCTGTTATCCCGTCAGGACTTCAGCCGGTTTGTGCTCGATTACCTGGTGTTTGGTAACGCGTTTCTCGAAGAGCGTCGCGGCCTGACCGGTAAGTCATTAAAGCTGGAAACCTCCCCGGCAAAATATACCCGCCGGGGCGTCGAAGATGATGTGTACTGGTACATTCAGAGTTACACACAGCCGCACGAATTTTCGGCCGGTTCCGTCTTCCACCTGCTTGAGCCCGATATTAATCAGGAGCTTTACGGAATGCCGGAATACCTGAGCGCGCTCAATTCAGCCTGGCTGAATGAATCCGCGACGCTGTTTCGTCGCAAGTATTACCAGAACGGCGCGCATGCCGGGTACATCATGTACGTGACCGACGCCGCGCAGAACAGCACCGACGTCGAATCGCTGCGTAAAGCGATGCGCGACTCGAAGGGACTCGGCAATTTTAAAAATCTGTTTTTCTACGCACCACACGGAAAACCGGACGGGATTAAAATTGTGCCATTGAGCGAAGTCGCGACGAAAGATGATTTTTTTAATATCAAGAAAGTCAGCGCGGCTGACCTGCTCGACGCGCACCGAATCCCGTTCCAGCTCATGGGCGGCAAGCCTGAGAATGTCGGCTCAGTGGGGGATGTTGAGAAGGTGGCAAAGGTCTTTGTGCGTAATGAGCTGACGCCACTACAGACGCGATTCATGGAGCTGAACGAGTGGGCGGGTGATGAGATTATCCGCTTCGAAAAATATAGTCTGGATCCCGCTGAGTAATCCCACCTTCAGCCGCCCATCGTGGCGGCTCTTCCCCTATCGCACACAACGCCCTCAGCGCGACGACACGCCGCCGTTATCTTTCCCCGCCCGTTATTCACCCGAGACCATTACAGCGCCACAGGGACGCGCTCAGGCGCTGAATAAATAAATTAAACACCGGGCTCAGCGCGCAATGCTTACCCCGCCACGCCTGCCCGCTTCGTGGGTCGGTTTTAATGCAGGTGCATTAGGCTCCCAGAGCACCGCCAAGACTGGCGCTCACAAGCAAAAAAGAACCATTTAATTAAATGCAAACTGATGCATCAGATGCATGCACCCTTTAAATTTATTTACGGATCTGTTTTCTAAGCTTTCGCAATGCTTTATCGCACTTATTTTTATTGACGTATGTTTTAGCTAAAATCTGTATATGAAACATCATCACTCGATTAAAACATATAAACATCCCCCTAGCACCCGTACCAGATATTAAAAAAGACTCTTTGTTAATATTCGGAATTTCGTTGTTTCTTGATAAATCATCAAACGCTTCGGAACCATGCTGGCGCTTGTATTGGTCTTTTATATAATTAACTTCCTCATGACCTATAAGCTCGACCCAAACCAATTGGTTCTCAGGCAGCAAAACACCATTTTGGATAAAATAAGTACCCTTCCCTAACCATTCACCATAGCGATAAATCTCTTCTGCTGTTAATGGTAAACGTAAAGAAGTCCCTTTTTTGCTATGACTAACACTTTCATATGCCTGAATGAATTTAGAATCTTTTCTTGCTAAAGCTTTATGAAATCGATTAATAGCGTCAAAACTTCCCTCTGAATGTTCACCAACCATACGACAAATGACACCCAAAACCTCATCAGCCCTACTTTTCTGACTATTGCATTGTTTACATGCGTAAAAATCCCCCTCGCCGTTCGTTCGCCGAAAAGAGACTGAAACCTGTGGAATCATATGCTCAACAGTTCTGCTTGCCGGGTCGTTTACCACCCTGTTCATGAGGACTCCGCAATAGACACAATGTGTATTTAATCTCATCTATGCCCCTATATAATCCAACATGCTAATAAATCACAACATACACTTAATATTAACCAGCACCGAAATTCACTCCCGGTGCTGAGTACATTTCATTAATTATTTATAATTGAAATAATCTCACCCGTTTTCACATTAACTCGAGCCGAAATACTTTCTTTAACGATCCCACCATAAGCATTAGTACCACGAAATGTAGTTCTTACAATGGCGTGAGGGTCTTTGTTCAAAATTAGATGATAGACCGTTTCGACGTGCTTATAAGAGGAATCATCATTCATGCTGGCTTTAATCAGTTTTTCTAGCGGACGATAAGAACCATCCCAACCACTAAAATTACCCTTGAATGTATCAAGATTAATTTTATCATTCAGTGAGTTGGGATCACTCTCAAAGTCATTAAAACACCATCCAAGCACATCACCGACTTTTAACGCATCATCCTTAGTAAAACTGAATTCACTCATACATGCGTAAAAAGCATCCCTAGCGCTGATTGGTACGCTTTTGAAGTCAACGTAACTATTAATGATTTTATGTCGGTTTTCTTTTGACTCATTGCGGTATTCCTTAAGAGTCTTATCTGAGTATTCAAACGTTGGTGTAGCTGGCGACGCAACAACCGCTGGTGCGTCATGTTTTGCTACAGTTTGACTTTTTTCAGTTGGCCATAAGGTTGAGCCTACAACGCCCAGAGCCAGACAACCACCGAGATAAACCAAACTGGAGCGCTTACGGTTAGGCATACGAACCAGAGACGGTTTAATTAAACCTACGATAAAAGCAATAAAGAGAGCCAGAGATAAAAAAGCAATTACGGTATCCATTATTTTCCTTTGTGTGTAATTCCCATAAAAAACAACCCCATACTATCAAACATGGGGTTGATCTTCATTAATTTCTCAGAAACTAACGCCAGCTTTCGTCTTCCCAAACTTCCTGAAGGATACTATCCAACGCCTCACGGTCTGTATCTTTATCGAATCCCACCAACTCCACACCAGTTATGGAGCCCTTTTTGACAGTAACTCGCGTTGACGGAAATACACACTGTATCCGCCGAGTTAATTCACATTGGAAAGCCTCGACTACCGTCCTGACCTGCAATCCAGCCGTGACCGTAGTGCATCGAAGGACTATGTTTAACCAGTAGTGACGCAAAAGATGGCTCTTTAGTCAGCATACTCACCTCACACCAAACCAAAGGTTGCGCCGATGCCAGTCATGGTATCGACGACACTGGACATTGCCGGGTTAGCCTGAAGCCGAGCCTGTAACGCGAGAGCGGAAAGAGACAGCATGCGAATACCTGAATTAACACTTTCAACCATGTTGTACTTACGGTCAGAGGTCATGCGCTCAGTCGATACAGCGCCGGTTGCCAGTTCACCGAGTTCACTCATGGCGCACATGACATAGGCCTGTAATTTATCTTTTGCCAGCTCGTTCACTGGCACACATGGCAAACAATGAATCTGTGCCAGAAAACCATCGACGAGAGTCGAGTCTTCGGTCAGGTCAGTCAGCAGCCACAATTCAGGCGGCGTAAACTGGTGAGGCTGTTCCGGGTTGAGCTTGTTACGTAACGTTTGAACGTTCATACCCGCACGCTCTGCCAGCTTCGCCATGTTGTGACGTTTAGCAAATGCACGACACGCATCGTCATAGTGGGGATGTTTGGAAACCTGAAAATCAAACATGATTCGCCTCTAGCTAATCGATAGGATGATTTACGCGTTAAGCGAAATATCACATTCGCTTAATGCCTGAATGGTAAGCGCGGCCATGTTGATTTCAACTAACCCTTTTTTCTGCTTTCCTTTCGGTTTAATGGGCAATTTACCGTATTCAATCAGGTTTCTAGCGGTTTCTTTGTTGGTGCCAGTGCGGCGGCAATACTCATCTAGTGGCAAGTAGGGCTCTGGGATGATGATTGTAATGTTGGGGCGCATAGTGCAAACTCCGTGAGTTAACCTGTACGGCAATACAGGGTTATATAAGGCAACATTCAAACTACGGAGCAAGGTTAGTTAGATAAAATCTAAGTGTTAATTATATTTAGAAAAAATCTAAACCATTGAATGTTAAATGGCACGATTCCGAATTGATCCTGATACAGACAGCGCACCAGTATTGGATAGAGGCATATGGCTTCACACAAAAGATGCAACTGGCTGAGCTCCTTGATATTGCAGCAAGTTCATTATCATCGCGATACAAACGTGGCGGACTTCCTGCCGATATCATGATCAAGTGCATGGCAGAAACTGGTGTAAATCTTGAATGGCTAGCTACTGGGCGAGGTAGCAAATTTGACGATAGCGAATTAGATATTATCAAAGTCCCTCGTTATAAGATCGTTGATGGCCAGCTTTATGAAGCTGGCATTCTAATGTTGGATAAAGCGACGTTCTTGCCTGGTAAACCACTACCAGAAAAGCCGATGTGCGTTATTGATGGCCTGATGCAATACATCGTTGACCAGTCTTATTCTGAAGTTTATGACGATGATTGGCTGGTTGATGTAGAAGGAAAAACAAGCATTCGCAGGCTCACGCGCATCCCAGTTGGTAAAGTACGCGTTAGTGGTGTAGGCATAGCATTTGATTGTGCTATTGATGACATAAAAATCATTGGCAGGGTTGTATTAACCTTAAAATAAGATAGGGATTTCATAATGATTGACTATAAAACCGCATCTAAAGATCAGCTAAAACAGGAATTCTCACGGTTAGCAAAAGTTGTCTCTGATTCTGCTTTTGGCACTAAGAAAGAGTTTTTCCATTTACCAAACATCCTCAATTCAGATGAGCAACCGCTGGCAGTTGCAAGTGGGGCGATGGATGGTAATACCTGGCTAATAACTCTCACAAACCAACGAGTCATCTTTCTGGATAAGGGCATGGTTTTTGGTGTAAAACAGGTCGATGTTAATCTTAAAAACATCGTAAGTGTTGGTGGGAAAACTGGGCTGCTTCTTGGTGAGATTATGATTTCTACCAGCGGTCAAACATATACCATCAAAAACGTCATGAAGGCGTCAGTTATTCCTTTCACAAACCTGATCAACTCAACCCGTAACGCTCAGAGCGAAGCCTCACAGCCTGTTGAACAACCAAAACCTCAGGCGGATGATTTAATCTCTCAGATGGAACGCTTAGCGGCACTCAAAGAAAAAGGAATTCTCAGCGATGAAGAATTCCAACAGCAGAAACAACGGATCCTAAACGGTTGAGTTATGCCTGTAAGAAAACTATCTGATGGTCAATGGGTCGCAGATTTTTACACTGTTGATCGTAGCAACGGTAAAGATGGCAAGCGCATCCGCAAGAAGTTCTCGACCAAAGGAGAAGCGCTTGCTTTCGAGAACTATACTCTGCAAAAAATTGATGATTCTCCTTGGCTTGGGGAAGGCAAAGACGTTCGCCGCCTCTCTGATTTAGTGCATCTCTGGTTCGATCGTCATGGCATCACTTTGAATGATGGTGAGAAACGCAAAAGCTCGATGCTTTGGGCTGCGGAGTGTATGGGGTCACCACTGGCTACAGAATTTAACGCCCAGCTATTCACTGTTTATCGGGCCAAAAGACTTGAAGGTGAATTTGCTAGGACTAAACGCGTATCAAAGGTCTCCCCTCGCACCCTTAATCTTGAACACGCCTATTTTCTAGCAGTATTCAATGAGCTAAAACGGCTGGGAGAATGGAAAGCCCCAAATCCTTTGGAAAACGTACGTCAGTTTAGAACTGATGAAAGCGAAATGGCATTTCTGGCGGGTGAACAAATAAATATCCTCTTGCAAGAATGTCGTAATAGTTCAGCCAAAGATCTTGAAATGATAGTTAAGATTTGTTTGGCTACTGGTGCACGATGGAGTGAAGCTGAGACATTGAAACGCTCACAAGTTGCTGCGGGAAAAGTCACGTTTATTAAAACGAAAGGGAAGCGAAACCGTACAATTCCACTTTCCTCTGAGCTGTATGAGTCTCTTCCAAAGAGAAATGGATTACTTTTCACCCCTTGTTATTATGCGTTTAGAAATGCACTGGAGCGTGCAGGTATAGAATTACCAGCGGGGCAACTTACTCATGTTTTAAGACATACTTTTTCTAGTCACTTTATGATGAATGGTGGAAATATTCTCGTATTGCAAAGAGCTCTTGGCCATACTGATATAAAAATGACAATGAGGTATGCACACTTTGCTCCAGACCATTTAGAAGAAGTAATAAAATACAACCCGTTGGCAGGCACAAACCATGACCTTTAAAGTAAAATTTTTCTCATGGACGGCGTTTTCTGCCTATGCCATCGCTAACGGACTGATTTATTCGTGGAGCTTTTGGAATAAATTTAACATCAACATTCTTCAGTATGCTTCAATTAATGACCTTTTACCTTCAATTGTATTTAGCATCTTAATACCTACTATATTGATACTACTAGGAATTATTTTATCCTATGTTTATGCTGAGGTATCTGGGAAAATTACAACATTTTTTCTAAATGCATTAGAAAGAATAGTATCAAATAAGATAAACTTAGACTTAGGGAGATTTCATAAAAATCTCGACAACACCGTCTCCATAATAGGCTCTATTATCGTTCTTTTGATTGTTCCTTATGACATTAAATTAATAGTTGGCCTATTGATGGCATCTATACTTGGCACTTATTACATTAAAGAAAAGACAAACATCCTATCTGAGTTTGGAACATTCAGACCGTTTGTACTATTAGTATTAACACTAATGCCATATATTTCTTATGAAGCTGCGCAATACAATTCATCGAATATAATTGATGGCAAGAACACATTCATTGTCAAATCTGATTCGCCATGCATTACAAAAAAAAATGAGCAATATAGATATATAGCTACGATTTCAGACAAGACGTTTGCAATGTCGACTAAAGACAAATCCATATGCATTTTTAAATACAACTTTATTGAGCTAATTCCTGAAAGTGATTCAACTTTCATCAAATCACTGCCAATCAATAGAACTTAG